CCTACTCGAACAGCACAGCCTGATGGCCAGCAAGTCGCGCCACAGGGAGCAGATGCCTCAAAGCCTACAGCTACACCTCAAAAGGTGTACACGCGGGAAGAAATTCAGGCCATTGTTGCAGACAACGAGCGACAAAAGAAGCAAGGGGACCAAAAGGAACTCTTTATTCAGCGTCGAAATACGGAATTTGGGCAGCTAAAGCAGCAGCTAGTAGCGGCCAAGTCGCAGCTAGTAGCGGCCAGAGCTGAACTCGCAAAAGGGCTTGAGGATAGGTTCTCCGAGAATCCTGTACAGGCGATTGACGATCGCGACAGGATTAAGGAAATCAACTCCGAGATTGAAGAGTTAGGAGGCCGAGAAGAGAAGGCGCAGCGCATTGTTGAGGCGCAGACTTTCTTTATGCGGCATGTAGACGTGGATCAGGTATCCATTGACGATGTGTCTCAGGTGCTAACGGCTGATGGTGTGGATGGTCGGTTCGTGGCGCAGTTCAAGCAGAATCCTTGGGAGTTTACGACTCCAGAGGCGCTTGTGCAGATGGGCAAACGGGCAATGGACAGAAAGCAGCTAGCTCAGGCGGACAATGACCGCAGGATTTTAGCCAACCATGTTATAAAACTGAATGCTGAGATGGCCAAGCTCAAAACAAAGCCTGGGCAAGCAATGCAGCAGCTACAGAGAAACCTCAATCAAACACCAAGCGTGACGGCGGCAAGTTCCGTATCAGGCAAGGCTAGTCGGGAAGTGGATCCAACTAAAATGTCCATAGGCGAGCTTGATGCGCATTTACGGCAAGCTGGCCTGCAATAGCGGCCCTGAATAAAGAGTTCCTTTAGAATTATTTTAAGGGAACATCAAATGTCAAAGACTATATTTACCACGAGCAACCCGCTCACTAAAAAGCTATGGGAAGAGCGCCTCTTCCGCGACGTAGAGATTGAATCAACCTTTATGTCGAAGTTTTCGTCGGAAGGCGAGAACAGTATCGTTCAAGTTCAGACCAACCTTACCAAGTCGCAGGGAGATCAAATTACGTTTGGTATCGTGCCAAACTTGGTTGGTGACGGTGTAACTAGCGGAACGATACTAGAAGGAAACGAGGAGGGCCTCAATTCTTACGACTATAGCATTGTACTTGAGCAGTACAGGCACGGCACGCGCACCAAGGGGAAGATGGACGTGCAGCGCGCAATGTTCTCTATCCCTGATATTAGTAGGGCCAAGCTAAAGATCTGGGGTGCCGAAAAGATTGACAAGCTTCTTGTCAATGCGCTTTTAGCTTCTCCTACGAAGATCCTTTACCGGGACGGCGTAGCGGGTGTTCCAAGTGGAACATCATCCACAGCAACTGCAAAGGCAGCACTCACGGCTGCAAATAGTAAGCTTACGCCTAATTTCATCTCAGCTATTAGAACCTGGGCGCAAACCGGCGGTAACGGGCAAACGTATCGTATGCAGCCAGTGAAAATGGGCGGGCAAGAAGTCTATGTTTTGCTAGTCAATCCCGCATGCTTGTATGACTTACGTATCGATAGCACGTTCCAGGCTGCAATGAAGGATGCAATGGAAAGAGGGAAAGATAACCCCTTATTTCGTGGCGCATTCGCTATTTGGGATAACGTTATTATCCATGAAACAGAGCGCATCCCGCTATTCACCGATGGCGGCGGAGCTGCCGTAACTGGCGCATTTGGCGCACTTATGGGCGCGCAGTCTCTTGTATGGGCATGGGGCGAAAGGCCAAACACCGTGCAAGAACAGTTCGATTACGGAAACGAAACAGGTTGGGCTTGGGAGATGATGGCCAAAGCAGGCAAGCCGGTATTCAATAGTAATGACTACGGAACCGTTGCTGTTTGTTTGGCAGCTACCAACATTACGACCATATAATTAACGAGCCCCCGTAGCAGGGGGTTTAATTTAAATTTTCAGAGAACAGGATTTTTATGGCGACTACTTATGTTTCAACAAAAGCAGCAACCGGGGTTCAACCTCGGCTAGACTTGCACGACGACACTTTGTACTGCGAGTTTGATATTGCAGCGGCAGTTGGTACAGCAGCGGCAGGCGGCGGCGGAGCTGGCGGTACTGCTTTTATTATCAATGACGTTGTGCAGATGGTTAAGGTAGCGATTGGCAGTACTGTTGCAGATGTGGTGCTTTCGGTAGACGCACTGGAGAGCAATACTGCAATCGTAGTCGCGGTGGGAGATGGAATCGATGACGATAGGTTTATTACGGGTTCCATCATCGGACGATCTAGCGCTGCCGGAATAGCAAGGCTCAATAACAACGTTGGGCATTTGTATACTTATGCTGCGGCGGATACGATTGACTTTAAGGTTACTACTGCGGGAACCGCAGGCCAAGCAACTACTGGCAAGATTAGGTTAGCGGTGTTTATTACGGCACAGTAGTATTGTTCGTGGCGCTGGCGAAATGCCAGCGCCACAGTTCCAGTTGGCGCATTATGGCGATAACAGATTTTGACTACCTAGCCACTCGCAACGAGATCATAGAGGGTGCCTTTAGGATTGTTGGCGCGTTAAGCAAGGGGCAAAATCTTACTCCAGAGATGCTAGATCAGGGCGTAAAAGCCTTACAGCTTTTGGTTAAAAGCTGGAGCAATAAGCATTTGTTCCTTTGGAGTTTTAACCAAACAAGTTTCGCGACAGTTGCCGCGCAAGAAGCCTACACCATAGCGGCGCTGACCGGGGACGATGACGCTATCATCGGGCTAGATAAGGCTTGGGTAGTAGAGACTAACGAAGATCTGCCGCTAGAGGTAATCAGCTACAGCAGATATTTGGACATTTACGACAAAGAAACAAACGCAGGGCGTCCGCTAGCGATTGCCTTTAAGCCGGAACCCGAGCCTAGTTTTTTTCTATGGCCGAGCCCCAATGCTATTTACACAATCAAGGTTCTTTGTATTTTCCCATTGAAAGATTTCGACACGGCAGCAGGCAGCGGTAACGTACCAGCGAGATTCCAAAGAGCGCTAAAGTACGGCCTTGCCGAAGACCTGTTTGATGAGTACCCCGGCTCAATGGGTACAATGCAGTACACCCAAGCGAAAGCTTACGAGCTTTTCCGTGAAGCTAAAAATTCAGACATGCCAGTAGAGACAACCAGCGAAGTTGAAAGTTTATTTCGTTGCAAACGATATTAAAGGGCGCACATGGCAACAATAGTGGAGTTCCTACTTGCAGGGTTTACGGATAATTCTGGGGAGCCGTTAGCGTTAGGAAAAGTATACACGTACCAAGCGGGGACATTAACGCCGAAGGCCACGTACGTTGATAACCTCGCGCAAACCTCTGAGCAGAATCCTGTTATCTTAGATGCTAACGGAAGAAAGCAAATTTACGCAACGGGATCTTATAAGTTCATAATTAAAACAGCAGCTGACGCAACTCTCTACACGCTGGACAATTTATTTTTTGGCGATGATTCCAAAGTTACTTTCTTAGGAACTACGACAGGATCTCCGAATGCGTATGTAGCTACACCAACACCAGCGGAATCTTCCTACGCCGACGGAAGCATTTACATATTCCAAGCGAGCTTTGCCAACACGGGGGCCGCGACATTAAACATTAGCGGAGTAGGCGCATACCCAGTAGCGTCCTATGTAGGGCAAATAGTTTCTGGTTTTACTTACACGGTTAGATGGAATGCAAGCGCTAGCGCATTTAACATAATCAATCCGTCTCCTGGCTTTGCGACAACGCAAGCGGAAATATCCGCGCTGAATTCCGCAGGCGCGGAGATTGTAATCAACCAGTCTATCACGCTAAGCGCAGCGCTAACTCTCACTGCGCCACTGAGGATCAACAAGGGCGGGAAGATTATTACAGGATCCCATATCCTAACGATCAACGGATCTTTCGGCGCTGGCCTTTACCAATGCTTCGACACTACGGCAACAAAAGTAGTATTTGGCGGGGACACCGTAAAGGAAGCCTACCCGCAATGGTTCGGGGCGCTGGCGGATGGATCTAATGACGACACGGTAGCAGTTCAAGCAGCACTAACTTCCCACGGCAGAGTATTTTTCCCGGTCGGCGATTACAGGATTACGGCAACGCTAACCTGCACGCACGCAGTCTTTATGGAAGGAGCAAGTCCGCCGGGTTCTTCCGGCCCGAATTCATATCAATCCGTGCTGCGGCATGATTTCAATGGAACCTTTATTTCCTTTACGGGGAGTGAAGCGTCGCGCTCTGGCGGCGGCGGCGGAATTAGAAACATGCAGCTGTATAACGTTTACGGAAGCGCAGGGACCGCTTACGGAATCGCGATACAATTATTGTTTACAAGTACAGCGCTGCGGCCGACGTGGGTTAGAATCGAGAATGTAAACATAGAACAAGAATCTTCGGCGGGCACCTGGACTTATTGCCTCGACATGGATGCCTCGGCGGCGGCTACTACGGATTCCTTAAGGGATTTCTGGGTATCTGGCTGTAGATTCCTTTGCGACACTGGGGGCACGGCGGCAGTCCGATTACAGAAAGTAGTAGCGCTGCACTTCCTGCACAATATCCTAAACGGTGCGAAGGCCGATATGTCGATCACGGGAGATGCGACAACTTTCAGCGCGCAGAATTGGATCCATGGCGGCGGCGGGGGAACGCTAAACCTTAATTACGCAGACAATACTCATGTTTCTGCGTCCCTTTGGACTGACATTGTAGACACGGCAAACAGCACCAATACCACTGTCAGAATGTCCAAGTCCACAAACCATATTCGCCTATTGGGGACTGGCTTTGTAGATTACTACAAAGCAACAGACCTTACGCATATTCATCAATCGAATGGCTCTTACGTTATATTCTCTAGGGATGAGGGCGCTGGGGACACGACCAGCGGAGTAGGTGTCGCGCTTGGTAACCATGGAGCGAATGAAGGCTTTGCGTTGTCTGAGTATCTCAATACGACAGCTTCCGGCGCGCCTTTTTTTCGGATAAGGTTTTTGCCTCGCAACAATGCAGACAGTGGCCCTTTGGCAGCGGCGCAGTATGCTGGAATATACCTCACCAAAACAGCGGGAGCAGATACTTGCAAGACTGAACTAATGTCGACAGGCGGCACGCTTACGTTGAACGCCGATGGATCTACTTCTCTTAGTAGCACTAAGCTTGAATTTAATGGGGTAGGTACCCTATTGGGGATCTTTGTAGGATCGGGAACCCCGGAGAGTGCGGTAACTGCGGTAGTGGGATCTATTTACCTTAGAAGTAACGGCGGCGCGGGGACGACTCTTTACGTGAAACAATCGGGGGTTGGAAATACTGGATGGATAGGGAAATAGGCTATGGCCAGGGAGACTAGCGCCACAACTCCTATCCCGCTATTTACGCGGAGTCATAAGGGCGTAGATCAGTCAGTCCTGACTGATGAGGCAGCATTGCAGTACAATGGGTACCTGGACGAATTGCAGGGGCTAAATATTCGCCCTGGTGAAGTACTGGCAATTAACACAGGCAAAAGAAGCGATGGCCTATACTTCTGGCCCGACAAGAATTACCTAGTTTGCGTTGACGAAACTGAGGTTACGCTAAGGACGATTTCCGG